CCGTCATGACGGTGGGATAGACCACAAAAACAACTGAGTCCAATTGAGACTCGCAACTTTTCGTACGACAAGACAAGTAAATATACCTTTAATTTTTAACTAAAAAATGGCTAATGCTAATCAGGTTGGTTTAGGTCGTATTAATTTATCGACTGGAACTGGCTATGGAGGCGCGTCAGATAAGTACGCGACCTATTTAAAATTATTCTCAGGAGAGCTGTTTAAAGGCTTCCAACACGAGACTATCGCTAGAGATCTTGTAACTAAGAGAACCCTTAAGAACGGAAAATCACTTCAGTTCATCTATACAGGTCGCATGACCAGTTCGTTCCACACACCCGGAACACCTATATTAGGTAATAGTGACAAGGCTCCTCCAATCGCAGAAAAGACCATCGTAATGGATGATCTATTAATCAGTTCTGCTTTTGTTTATGACTTAGATGAGACACTTGCACATTACGAATTGAGAGGAGAAATATCTCGTAAGATCGGATATGCTCTTGCAGAGAAATATGACAGACTAATCTTCCGCTCAATTACACGTGGAGCTAGATCTGCTTCTCCAGTTTCAGCAACAAACTTTGTTGAACCCGGTGGAACACAGATCAGAGTTGGAGCTACAACTAATGAATCTGATGCTTACAACGCAGGAAACTTAGTAAATGCATTCTATGATGCTGCTGCTGCTCTTGACGAAAAAGGAGTCAGCTCTGACGGTAGATGCGCTGTTCTAAACCCTCGTCAATACTACGCCCTTATACAGGACATCGGTTCTAACGGTCTAGTAAACAGAGACGTTCAGGGTACTGCTTTACAAGGTGGTAATGGCGTTATCGAAATCGCTGGAATACACATTTACAAATCTATGAATATTCCATTCTTAGGTAAGTATGGTACTAAGTACGGCGGTACAACAGGTGAGACAGATCCCGGTAATACAGGATCATTCATTGCACCTACTCCTGAAAATGCTAACGCAACTGGTGGAGTCAACAACGACTATGGTACTAACGCTGAGTTAGGTGCTAAGTCTTGTGGACTTATCTTCCAAAAGGAAGCTGCTGGTGTTGTTGAGGCAATCGGACCACAGGTTCAGGTAACAAATGGAGATGTTTCTGTAATCTACCAAGGTGATGTGATCTTAGGTCGCATGGCTATGGGTGCAGATTACTTAAACCCAGCTGCTGCTGTTGAACTTTATGTTGGTGCTTCTGCTCCTTCAGGTTTCTAAATTTATACACTTTATACGGGAGCTTCGGCTCCCTTTTTTTTTATGGCTACTTCAACTATTGCAATCGATACAGAACTATCCGCAGTCAATTCTATTTTGGGTGCCATAGGTCAATCTTCAGTTACTACACTAAATTTTAATAATCCAGAAACTCAATTTATTTACAACATTTTAGAGGAATCTATTAAGGATGTTTTAAATGAAGGTTGGCATTTTAATACAGAAGAACATGTAGAAGTTTCTCCTGATGCTAACAACAACATAATTATTCCTAATAGCTATCTTCGTTACGACTTAAATAATGCTGAAGATAAATCAATGGATTTAGTAAAGAGAGGTGGGAAATTATATGACAAGGTAAACCATACAGATATTTTTACTGACAAAGTTTTCTTAGATGTTGTTTACTTATATACGTTTACAGATATACCTTCAGTTTTTCAAAGATATATTATTGCCAAATCATCTACAAGAGCTGCAGTTCAATTAGTAACTAATCCAAATTTAGTTAAATTATTACAAACACAAGAGGCATTAACTAGAGCTTCTGTAATTGAATATGAATGTAATCAAGGAGATCATTCTTACATGGGATTTCCACACGAAAGTAATTACACATCTTATAAACCTTTTAGATCTTTACAAAGATAATGGCAAGTGTTACACAACTTATACCAACATTAACCGGTGGCATATCACAACAGCCAGATGAATTAAAAGTTCCGGGACAAGTTAATGTTGCAGACAATGTTTTACCAGATGTAACACATGGTCTACTTAAACGTCCCGGAGGACAATTTGTTGATTCTCTTAGTGATGGAACTAATAATTCAGTAACTAATGGCAAATGGTTTCATTACTATCGTGATGAGAATGAACAATATATAGGTCAGGTTAGTAGGGCTGGTGATATTAATATGTGGCGTTGTAGTGACGGGCAAGAAATGACAGTTACTTATACCCCTGCACAATCTACTGCTTTAACCAATTATTTAACTCATTCTAATGACGAAGATATTCAGACATTAACGGTAAATGATTTTACCTTCTTAACTAATAGAACTAAAACAGTTTCTATGTCTACAACTGTAGAACCAGTTAGACCACCTGAAGCATTTATAGAACTAAAGACTATTAAATATGCTAGTCAGTATTCTTTAAATTTATTTGATAACACAAATACAACCTCTATTTCTACTGTTACAAGAATAAGTGTAGAGCAAGTTAAATCAAGTAATAACTACTGTCAAAGTGGTGGTTACATGGTGGAACATAGTACTAGACTATCTCAAACATTTAGATGTAGTGCGGATGCTGGCAATGGTGCGGATGATCAAGGTCCAAATGTAGGTACAAGAATATTTGATATTACTTCTGGTCAACAATTAACTGACACTAACGCTGTTGGTGGAACTAAAACCAGTCCTACTGGTACTACTGCCACAAACTACAGCTATACACCTACTATTTATAACGCAAGTAATAGTAGTGTAACTGGCAGAAAAAACTTATATTTTAGAATTACCTGTACTGGTCAATCATATCCAATTAGTGCAAGTGCTTATCGAACCAGATATACAGTAACAAACGATCTTTTATATGGTGGTGAAGGTTGGGAAGTTGGAGATTATTTTAATGTATGGATGAAAGATGCTTACTATAAAGTCACTATTGAAGAGGTAAGTACTTCTCAAGTTCAAGCTAATTTAGGATTAATAAGACCTAACCCTACTCCTTTTGATACAAAGACAACAGTAACTGCTCAAGCTGTAATTGGAAGTTTAAGAGAAGCGATATTAGGAACAAGCTATAGCGGAACTAATACTTTATATGGATGGAGAAACGATACAGCAAACGGTTATCATGTTGAACAAATTGGTAATGGTCTTTATATAAGTAGACCAACTGCACAAGGTTCATTTAATGCTAGTACTCCTAATTCATCATTAATAAATGTTATTTCTGATTCAGTATTAACAGTCGACGATCTACCTAGTCAATGTAAACACGGAATGGTAGTTAAAGTTTCCAATACAGACAGTACTGAAAATGATGATTACTTTGTAAAATTCTTTGGAAACAATGATAGAGACGGAGAAGGTGTATGGGAAGAGTGTGCTAAACCGGGAACTTTAATTGAATACGACAAGGCAACAATGCCTATTAAATTAGTAAGAACAAACTCCACAACCTTTACTCTTTCACAAGTTGATTACGAGCAATGTAATGCTGGAGATACTACAGCCGTTACTGGGACTAACCCTAGAGCTACCTTTGTAGGAAAGACTATTAATAAGATGGTTTTTTTCAGAAATAGATTGGTAATGCTTAGTGATGAAAATATAATTATGTCTCGTCCGGGAAACTTTTTTAATTTCTGGGCTAGGACGGCTGTAACTTTTTCTAATATTGATGTTATAGATATTTCTGTAAGTTCAACTTATCCAGCTATTGTCTATGACGCTATTCAAGTTAATGCTGGGTTACTCGTATTTACTAAAAACCAACAATTTATGCTGACTACCGATAGTGATGTCCTCAGTCCTATGACAGCAAAAATTAATGCACTTGCAAATTATAATTTTAATTTTAAAACCAATCCAATATCTTTAGGAACTACTGTTGGTTTTCTAGATAATGCAAATAAGTACAGTAGATTTTTTGAAATTTCTAATTTACTTCGAGAAGGAGAACCGATTGTTGTAGAACAAAGTAAAGTTGTATCTACTTTATTTAATAATGATTTAAAATTAATTTCTAATTCAAGAGAAAATAGTTTAATTTTCTTTAGTGAAGAGGATACATCGACACTATACGGCTATAGATATTTCCAATCTGGTAATCAACGAAAGATGGAAGCATGGTTTAATTGGACTTTAACTGGAACTATTAGATACCATTGCATGCTAGATGATGCTTTGTATGTAGTTGTTAAAAATGGAACTAAAGATCAATTACTTAAGTACTCTATACAATTAGATTCTTCTAGTAATTTTGTAACAAGTGGAGTAGATTTTCCTGTTCACTTAGATCATTCAATGGAAACAAGTGGATGGACATATAACGCTGCGACTAACAAATCTACTAAAGCTAAGCCAGTTGGATTAGAAAGTACTACAGCACAATTAGCTGCATATGATAATTCTAATAATAATAGTGGTGTTCAGAATTTAGGTAGGTACGGCAAAATAACAGTTAATGGATCTAACTTAGAACTAGATGGAGATTGGTCTGGAGAAACATTTATAATTGGCTATTTGTTCGATATGAATATACAAATCCCTACTATATATTTAAGAAGTCAATCCGGAGAAAGTTGGAGAGCTGATACAAGATGTGATTTAGTAATACATAGAATTAAATTTAATTTTGGAAATATTGGTGTTTATACAGTAACTATTGATAAACAAGGTAAACCTACGTTTACAGAAGAAAGGGAAGTTAACCAAGCTAACCTCTCTACTGCAAACAATCCAAATTTCTTACAAGGTAGTTTTGAAACTATTCCTTGTTATGAAAGAAATAAAACCTTAACAATAAACGTTTCATCTAAACACCCAACTCCAGCAACACTTCTTTCTTATAACTGGGAAGGAGATTACAATCAAAAGAATTATAGACGTGTCTAAATACATCTACCCTGCAACGTTGGAAGCTGCCTTAAATGTAGCTTCTAACTTGTTACCAGATGATCGTTTGGAAGTTGTTGAGGGTCATGGACATGATCCTGAGAATGCAATAGTAGTTGCAATGCACAATTCTGATAGTGTGTATTTTAAAGTTCCAAATGATGAAATAGCTGGTATGGCTGGTGTAACTAAAGACGGGCAGATCTGGATGCTCTGTACACCATCTATCCTTACGTATCCACATACCTTTGCACGTGAATCAAGAAAGTATGTGAGAAATAGAAAAGAGAAGTTGCTTTGGAATATCGTTGATAAACGAAACAAAGTTCATATAAAACTGCTCAGATTCCTTGGGTTCAAATTTTTAAGGGAAGTAAATCATGGACCAAATAATTTACCATTTATGGAGTTTTGCAAATGTGGCAAATTGCATTAGCAGCTGGTTTGGGTGCCCTTAAAGGGTCAGATCAAGATAGAAGAAATGCAGCTGAAAACGAAAGAAGAAGAGCGGAATATAAAAGATCATTAGAAATAAGAAAAAGAAATTGGATGCAAGCTAGATCAGTATATGCTGCTAAAGCTAATAAATATAATATCCAATTAAATGAAATAGATTTAGCTGCTGATAGAGGTTACGCTAAAACACAAGAAGCTCTTAATAAAAAAAGAGCAAAAGCTTTAGCTACTAATGAAGCTGACTTTATTAAATACGCTCAAAAGACATTAGGCAAAGTAGCTTCTGCCGGTATGACAGGACAATCAGCGGGACGTATAGCAGGAAGACTAGAAGCAATTCAACAATTTAAACAAGCACAAAGATTAAATAGCCTAATAAAAAGTGGAGAAGCAGGGCAAGCTGCTAACGAAGCTATATACAGACAAGCAAAGGCTTCACAAAGACGTGCATTTTCACAAGTTGCTCTTACACCTATACCTTCACTTGCTCCAAATCCTCCTCAGATGTTGTCTGAAAGTGGTGGTATGTTAAGAGGTGCTCTTATGGGAGGACTCACAAGTGCTATTAGTAATTGGGGTTCAAATAATTTGAATACTGGTTTAGAAGGCAAAGGTATGAAATACGACGGAGGTCTGGGAAGTACTGACTTCGGTGGTTTTGATAGTAAAGATATGTTTGAGATGCCTAGTGATTATGACCCTTTAGCAGGTTTTGACTTATGACAGATTCATTTGGAACTTTCGACCCAGTAAAAACTGAAGATTATACAGCTCCTTTATTAGAAAGTTATAAAGATCTGAATGCCGGTATGAATAATTACTGGTCACAAGAGTTGTCTAATTACAAATACAAAGCACAAGATGCTGGAATTAAAGATTTAGAATCGTTGACTAATCTATCTACTGCTATTGGTAAAAAGATAACAGAAAGAGAAGAGAAAAAAAGAAAGGAGAACATAACTAAAGGGATGCTTTGGTTAAAAGAAAATCCTTTAGATGTTTTAACAACTGAAAAGTTTGAAGCTGAAATCAATAGATTAAAAAAAGAAGGTAAATCTATAGATGAGTTTGTAGGTAAGTATGAAAGAAAAGAAGATTCAGATATTTGGACTTCTGAAAGTTTTCGTGATCTTAATTCAGCTCAAAAGTATGGCGCAGTTGTTGAATGGGTAGAAGGAAAAGTAAGAGATTATGACCCATCTAACAACGAAAAGATGCAAAATGCAGTTAATCCTAAAGAGTATAAAGCTGCTGAACATGCTGCAAGTCTTGAACTGTATGAAACGTTAGGAAGTCTCAACCCAGCTCTAGTTCAAAAACATGTTATTAAAAAACAAAAAGAATTAGAAGCTGCTGCATACAGTAAATGGAATCAAAAAAGAACTAAGGAAATAAAAGCTGAACGTCAAAAGATAGCTAGAACCCAATTAATTAGTTGTCATGAAAATGGACAAGGTGGATGTGCGGTTACTTATTTAAATGAAAGATCACCATACATAGGAAATACTGCTGCAAAGCAAGAACTAATGTCTCAGTATCTCATGATGGCTAAGAATGGAGATTTAACTTCTAATAAGATTTTAGATCTTGAAGAAAAGAGTACAGCTAATATGATGATCTCTTCAGCAGATGGAAAGGAATATCAATGGAATGAGTTTTTTGCAGAAGATTGGAAAAAAATAAAAGATGCTGCTATAGCAAAAGCATCTCAAGACATGGAACTTCAGCAAAAAGATAAAAATAGTGCAGCATTCGTAGAAGTTAATGATCTTTTGTCTACCTTAGATAAGGATCCTAAAACCGGAGGGTTTACTGAGGAATCAATGGCTGTATTAAGAGAGAAGCAAAGTGAATATATTACTAATGGAGTAACTGGAACAGCTATAACAAACTTAAATAATATCCTTACAAAAGATAGAGGTTCTTCAAGTGCAATAAGAGATGCTAATTTAAAAGCTAAAGCTTTAATAGAAGCTGAACAAGGTATATTAACTACTGAAAGACTACAAACATATCCTTTAGAATTAAGGTTTGATTCAGATTTAGTTAAATTTGCAAAAGCTAATGATCCAGTTAATGCACTTAAAAAGGAGAATGAAGAGGCTATTGCTAAGGACA